AAGTTGCTGTATGTAAATCAATACCTTCAGCGTTATCATCTGATTGAACTTGGATACCTTTATTTTTTAATTGATAGGTTAATTCGATAGTAGCCTCAGATTTAAGTCTCCAAGCAATTGCAAACTGCATTTTTTCAACAATGATTTGTTCATCAGCTGAAAGTGTTTGAGCATTATATTTTGTTAATAGGTCGTTAAAGAAATATGACCCAATTTGTTTTTTAACAAATGATTTCGCAACACCTTGGATTAAACCAGTATAATCGGTTGCATCAACGTTTGATGTAATTATTCCATTTCCTTTAAGGAAAGCTTCAGTTATAAAATATACGGCCATTATAATAATTGTTTATTGTTGTTATTAGTCATATTGATGATTTGCTCATCAATGATTTGATAATTTATAATTTCGATTGTTGAATTAACTTTTCCAATCTCAAGAATTTTATTACCAACTTCGGTCATCATTTTTCTTAATGGCATAACAACATTCTTTTCAAAAATAACATATTGTTGAGCTAACTCATTTCCATTACCTAACGCACCAGATACTCTAATACCCATAAGCAATGGGTCGATTTGATGTGCTGTACAAATATCAGTTGCAACACGTGTGATTGTGCTATCAAAGATTTTATCGTTATTTTTCGTATCGATTGATTCAATTGTTGGTAATGATTCAATAGTTTGACCTACGAAAGCAACAACTCTACCAGCCGCTGGTGCACCTTTTAATGAATCAACAGTTTTTTGGAATTCCATTTTTTCTTCTTCAGAACCAAATTTTTTAGCTAATTTGATTACAAATGATGGATAGATTGAATTGATGATATTATTCTTTTGTAAATATGCCATTTGACCTTGTAAGAAAGCATCGTTAAGTGATGTACAATATCCAGGTATTGGATAAATATCATCACCAGCGTCACCATCAATTTCGTAAGTATAAACGCTTTTACATTTTAAACTTGGGTGATATTTTGGATATTCAACCATATTTATACTTCTACTCCAATCAGATGAAACAGTAAAAATTGTTTTAAATTCGTTATTTCTTACTTTTTCAGGACCTATTCTATAAAGAGATACTTCTTTAGTTGTTGGGTCTACCAACAAAGTAATACGTCCGTGCATAATTAAATCTTTGGTAAGTTGTCTCATCATCTTTTCCATTCCAATTCTTTCAATGAATGAATATTCTCTTACTTTTTGCATAGCTGACATATCACCACTTTTAATATTAAAACCACCACCAATAACGGCATTTGATTTATATTGAATAATCGAGCTATTCAACGCTGATGTATGATACATTTGATTTATTAATTGAGGGTATAAGTTATCCATACCAAATCTAATGAATGATTCGCTACCATAAGCACGAACATAAGGTAAAGCTAAATCAGCTCCACCAACTATTCCGAATGGTGTTGAGAATTTTGAGTATAATTCATTTTGATTTACCTCAATTATTTCTTCTTGTTTTTTTTCTTTTTTAAAGTTCCAAAATCCCATAATTTATATGTATATGTTGTTTGTAATTCCTGTTGTTATTAAATTTTCGATAGCCACGACCATTCTACCTTCTTCAATGATTCTACCAGTGGTCGCAGATATAGATAATGTTGAAGCTGATGATTCATATACCGTATATGCATATTGGCCACCTACCAAAGATAATGTAGCTCCACTTGTACCACCTGATGTTGAACCAGACGCTGCTTCATTCAATTGGAATTGATTATATCTATTTGTATAATTAGATATATCTGGTGCGGTCCAATAGATTGGTGCTGAATTTAAAATGAATTCGTTTTTAAACTCAAATAAATAATTTGGATTACTTATTCTAGAATTTTCTGTTAAGGTTAAAACGAAGTTATTTAATTGATTTTTCTCGATGTATATCATCTTTTATTTTTATTTATTATTGTTTCTATTATATCTGTTTTATAAAATAAAAAAACCCTGTAATTCTACAGGGTTTTAATTATTATTAAATCAGCGAAATTATGATATCAAAGCTGGAATAATAGCAGAATCAACGACATAAGGTCTGTTGGTCATTTGAGCTACAAATGTAGTAGTATACTTAGAACCATCAGCACGCAATGTACCAGTTTCTTCAGCACCACCATTCAATTGAGCGTGGTCAATATACCAATAGATACCATTAGCATCAAGGAAAATCATATCAAGATATCTTTGTCCTTCTCCAAGGATTTGAAGTGCTCTTGATTTAGGAGCTTCACGTCTATGGAAAACCAAAGTTACAGTAGCTTCGTAGAAAGTTGAACCATTGATTAAATCAACAGTAGGTGTGATAGATACATTACCAACATTTCTTCTAAATTCAAAAGAAGTGAAATCAGTTGAAGCTGAAATACCAGTAATAGTATGAGCAGATGCTGAAATAGTTGTACCTGTTACGTCATCAGTGTCAATAATGTATACATTAAAGATACCACCTGAATTCGCATCACAAGATTGAGTAACTGGGATTAAATTATTTAAATTACAAGCCATTTTATTTTTATATTTTTATTTTTTTATTATTATTTTATTTATAAAAAAGGCTGCTACTTTTGATTGCAGCAGCCTTATTTAAGTTTATTTTATTTTTTACTTATTAGTTGAAGTAAACGATTTCCGCTGGGTTAACCAAGTCAAAACCAATTTTTAAATTAGCTCTAGTTCTCAATTTAGGTTCAGCAACTGAATCTTCTAAGTTAACAGCTTTCAATGCTTTTCCATCACCTTCACCATCAAATGAGTAGATAAGGTTAGATTTTAAAGTCAACACCATTCTGTTAGATGTCATACCTTCAGCTACTACGATTTTGATATCTAAGTAAGTAAGGTCTAAGTTTTTAGTTACATAAGCAACAGTGTTACCAGCAGCAACGGCTTGTCTGTAAGCAGCAGCAACGTTAGCAGATACGTAGAAACGTAAGTCAGCACTTCTGTTGATTAATTGTGGAGCAGATGTTGCCATTTTAGCATATACAGCAGCGAAAGCAGCCAATACGTTAGAAGTAGTTACAGCAGTAGCAGTTACGTCTAATACAGCAGCATCAGCAAGTAATTGTTTTTCGTAACCATCACATAATTTCAAGAATGCAGAATCACCTGAGAATGCAGCGTTAGTAGTATCACCTTTCCATCTGATTTGTTCGATTTCTGATTGAATTTCTTTAGCCATTTCATCCCAGTAAAAGTTCATAAATGGTTGTACTTCGAATGAAGCGTTAGAACCTTTAGCCATTGATAAGCTTAAGAAAGATTGCTCTAAGTCAAATCTACAGATTTCACCTAATGCAGATACTGCACATACGTCAATAGTGATAGCAGATAATGTTTGGTTTCCAGCAACGAAATCACAACTAGATTCTTTTAACAAATTCGTGAAAGAAGTTGTAGCAAGTTTAGTAGATGATTTAATACCAGGTAAAGTACGGTAGTTATCCGCAATGTCTTCAGTGATATAAGCTTTGCTGTAAAATTCAATTGGGTTAGGGCAAAGTAACGCAGTTGAATCAATGTTTAAGTCGAATTTTAAATTTCTCATTTTTTATTTTTAATTTAATTTATTATTTTATTTATTATTGTTTTACTTTATAAAAATTATAAAGATTTTTTAGTAAACTCTACATATGCTGAGAATTTATCTTTCATACTCATTTGAGTTGGTTCTACAACATCGTTTTCAGTAGCGTCTTCAGAATCATCTTCTGCTTGCATTTTAGCGATTAATCTGTAAAGTTCTTCAAACTTAGCATCAACTTCTTCTTTAGAATAAGAATCCATTGGTAATTCAGTATCAACTACTTCTTCAGCAGTATCAACAGCAGCGTCAGCAGGTGTTTCTTCAGCCATTTCTTCTTCAACTGGTACAACATCTTCTGTTGGTACATCTTGTGATAATTCTGTATTAGATACTTCTGATTCAATTTCAGATGCAACTTCTGTAGCATCGCTCATTTCAGTTTTAGGTGTTACAGTTACAGTACCATCTTCTGCTACCACGAATACGTTACCATCTTTGTCAGTATATTCACCAGCTGGTAATAATGTTTGTTCATTCATTTTTTCTTCTTTTTTATTTGTATTATTTTTATTTGTAATCTCTGATAATTTTAACCCTAAAAAACCTTCAATTGAATAACCAGTTTGGCCATTTTTAACAAGTTCATTATAATATTCTATATCAGTAATTTGTGATGTCATCATAAGTGTACCTTTTGGTACTTCAATTCCGAATGTTGTAAATGCTTTATCTTCTAATGGTTTATCAACTATCCAAGTTTCAAGAATATAAGCTGGTACCACTTCTTCTGCGTTATGTTCTAAATTAAAAATTTTAGTTGAAGTATAGTTTTTCATAAATTTCGAATGAATTTTATCTATTTCTTCTTCACTAAAAGTTACTGTATATTCACCATCATCGTCACAACGATAAATTTCCATTGGAATCATTGCTGGTGCACATATTCTATATTTTAAATCATCACTAAAGAATTGTGGTTTTGTGTTTGAGTTGAAAGCCATACCTTTAACAAGTATCGCTGGTCTTTTGGTAAAAGCAACCATACTAACACCTAAATTTTCACCTTCAGAATATTCATCATCAATTGTGACCTTTAACTTTGGTATATTTTTATTCATCTAATTTTTATTTATTATTGTTTTTTATAATAATTTTTATATCTTTATTACAATAATAAATAAAAAAGAAATTATGATAAACTTAAAATTTGATAGTAAAACTTACCAAATTAAAAATTCAATAAACGAATTCTTAATAAATGAATTTGAACATATATGTTCAATACTAAATGATAAAGAAAAAAATCATTTAACAAAATGGACCGAGATATTTATTTATCTAGGTGTTCCAGAAGATGTTATTGATAATTTTGATTCTTTTGATTTTATTGAAATGATTAAACAATTTAATATTTTTACTACCGAATCAACAGATTTCATTAAAGAGATAGTTCTTGATGATATAACTTATATAGCCTTTGATGATAAATTTAAATTAACTGTTAAAGAGATGACGCTTATTGAAGATTATATTCAAAAAAATGAGAATAGATATCTTGGTGAAATTCTTGCAGTTATTTATAAAAGACAAGATTTAGATAAATCAATGACTTATGATAAAGCTCATTTAAAATATAAAGCTGAATTAATTAGAAAACAAGTAATGGCTGACGTTGCAATACCAATCATTGGTTTCTTATCTAAAAAATTAATTAATGATTATAATTTAATTACTAATGAATCTTAAATTACCTAAAGGTTGGGAAGAAGTTTATACTGACCAATTTATTGAAATTAAAAAATTGGATGATGGTGAATCATCCTTTTTTATTAAACAGATTGAGATATTAGCTATACTTACTGATACATTGCCAGAAGATGATATGTGGAATGATTTAGACGTAGAAGAATTATCTCAATCAATTAAAGAATTAAAATGGCTTTATAGTGAACCATCAAAGAATTTTAAAAAACAAATAGGTGATTTACATTGCATTGATATTAATCAAATTACCTTTGGACAATTTATTGATTTAAATCATTTTTTTTCTGATAATTATTTAGATAATATTTATCTTACTTGTGCAATATTATATAGAAAACAAAAGATAAATGAATGGGGTACCATAACTTATGAACCTTATGATTTAATTAATATATTCGAAAGAAGTGAATTATTTAAAGATTTACCAATAACGGATATCTATGGAGTATTAGATTATTATATATCTTTTAAAGATAAAATAACTAATATTTATAAAGGATTATTTTCACCTAAATTTGATGAAAATGAATTCACTGATGAAGATTATACTGAAGAAGAAAAAAAAGATATCGAAGAAGAGGAAAAATTATCTCAATGGTCGTGGAATAATGTAGTTCATAAATTATCAGATGGTGATTTTACTAAACATAATCAAATTTATAATATGAATTTTGTTAGTATATTAAACCATCTTACTTATCTTAATGTTATGAAATTATAAAATTAATTCTATTTGAGATACCGTAAATTCAGTTATTAATTCAATAGTAGAATCTAATTGAAAATAGTTTTCTAATAGTTTTCCATCATCAAGGTATTTAATATATTCTAATCCATTTATTTTAATAATTAAATTTGGATTTAAAGTTACTTTGGTGTTGATAGATTTATATAAATCACCACTATCGATATGGCCCAAAGATTTTAAATATTTCTTTAGGCCAATTGTTATTTTAGAACTTAGTACTTGTGTTGTCATTTTTAACGAAATTTATATATGCTGTAAAACGTTCAAGAATTGTGAATTTTACCAACTCACCAACACCAATAAGTTTATCAATTACTTTTTCATTATTGTCATAATGTTTGGTGATATTTAATTCTTTTATTTTATCTATTTTATTTTTATTGGAACCTGTAGCAAAAACTCTTGTTCTTGGAATTCCAAGAACATCAGTTAAGTTATACATAACCTCAACGTTATGTCTAGCTGAAATAACATAAACATTAATACCATTTTTTATATAACGTTTAGCAATATCTTGAACGCTTTTTCTAGTTAATGTTTCATCATAATCAAATGATATTTTTTCTATTGAATATTCACCAATAGCAATACCTTGAGATTGTGCTTTGCTTCTAGCATTTTTACGAGCAATACTATTATTGCACTTATAATAATATTTATGACCGTTATCACCCCAACGAGCATAACAACCTTGTTTATCTGAGTTAATTTGTACTGGCATAATTATAATTTTATATTTTGTCTTCTATAGCTAAAATCAATAATACCTAAATCAATAATCTTTTGATTACATTCTGCTCTTAATCTATCTCTTTCATCAATAGCCTCTTGTGGTATATCAATATCTTCAAGCATTTTCTTTTCAATATGTTTTCTTAATAAATCTGATATAAGACCTGTATAATGAAAATCTATTTCAAGTGCTTGCTCAACAAGGTCTTCTTGAAAAATATAATCACTTTCAAAAACTTCACCATCATTAGTTAAGTATTCAATATAT